ATGCAGTATACGTTTGCAGAATTGTAAAAAGTGTAGCTGATTCATTAGTACCACCAGGACATGAAATCCAGGGCGGTGAAACTCAGGCCTAATTTCATTAAGAAGGCCTGTTTTTACTATAAGAATCCTGATGCAAAGTAGATCCCATTATCATTATATCAGCATGAGAGCTTAAATGAGGGATCTGCAAGCTTAAGATTTCATTATAGGTGGAAATTAATGTGCTACTGTGGAGTAGTTTCAAAGATCGGGTTGAACTAATGTCTTTTCTCAAAATAAGGTTGACATAATCCATATCATAAATGCTCATACTGGAATAACCTTTACTGAGCATTTTACCGACTCCAAAACTACTCTTTGTTTCTATAAATGGACTACGGATTTCATTCATATAAGTTTTTACTATAGAAATCCAGGAATTATCCAGAGTTATTAGAAAACAGTATGTAGCAACAAGTAAGCATTCAAGGGATAGTTTGACTGATGCCATGTTCTTTTCTCTAAAAATAGCTAAATCTTTTAATGGATGATAAGCTTCATGTAGATTAGAAAAAATGGCCAGTCTTAATGCTTCAGGAAGAATACAGAATGTGTCCCCTCTACTGATGTCTCCAGAAATGTATTTATAAGCAATGTAGTTTAAATAAAATACTTCTGGAAGGTCACAGTATTTGAAGGGGATAGAAGTCTCTAGGAGCTTGGCAGTTGTTTTTACCATTGAGGCAGCATAAATAAGCACAAGCCCATACTTGTATTGGGAAAAAGATTCTTGACCAAATTCTTTTACCAGAATGGAGTTTAATGAATTTATCAAGATATCTAACTCTCCTGAGAGACCCTTATAACTGGATTTATACCTTAGCAAGTCTATTATCGACAAGCAGGTTTTGATCCCAACAAAAGAAGTTTTTATGCCAAAATGAAGAATCTCGAAGTGCATAAAATTCTTCAAAGTTGTTATTATAAGTTTTCTGCAAGATTTAATGCCGGATGAAAATCTAAGCCTAGGAATTAATCCATTTTTCAAAAAGGCTATGACTCCATTACAGAATTCTGAGTAGGAGCCATTCATTTCAAAAGGCATCAGGAAATTGAGCGGCAATGGGGTGATGTTAGCTGTACCAAAAAAGTACCTTTTAGCTATTTCAACCCCATGCACATTATGCCCATTCCTGTTGTGAGGGTACCATGAAGATGAATGATCAAAATTTCCATTAAAGATGTCTGAAATCATCATGTAGTTACCAGTCACATTTTTCTCCTGAAGTGAGACGCATCTAGTTTGATCATATTCCTTATCTACAATTGTGAGATTATCACCAAGTAGAATGTAAGGATAGTGATCAGCATTAGTTTTATTGGAATCAATCATTGAAAAGGACTTCCTGATAATGATATGATGTGCCATAACAAATAATGCCCAGATGCTTCTTGTCCCTTGAGCAGTACCAGAAGAGTAATGAAGTCTAAGATTTTTTGAAAAATAGACTTCTAACTCTTCTTTAATCATCATGATAAATTCTCTGGAGATCTCATACCCGAATACTTCACCAACAACAGTTTCAATGATTGATGAATGTTGTTGGGTCGTAGCGTCGGAGAGATCAAGAGATATCAAGTGATCGGTACCATGCTTATTAACAAAATCATAGATGCAATCTTGATCAAATGTGATATCCTGTGGAATCGACCTTAAAGCATTGAAGCAAATATCATGCAAATATGCTAAAGTCTGTTGAATCCAGGTGTTCACTATGAGGATGTTTCTAAACTTCCATGATCTCTCTAATCCGGTGTAATTACGGCAGAGAGTATTCATTGGAAGAGATTTGAAAGAAACTGATCCTCTTGATTCGATCTCAGCACTAAACCTATTCTTAGATG